CGCGAGCGCGCGGGATTTTCTGTCCCGGAACTTCTTGTCAGCAAGAAACTTTTGGACATTGCCGATAAAATCAACGACGAGCACTGGGTAGAACATGTGCCTTGTGTTGATTAGCCCGGCCGCTCCGCGTTTAAAAGCTCTTTCATGGTTGCTTCATCGCCGCCAGTGATCTCACATATTGCCTTCACGCGATAGTAGGGTATTACCGTTTGCCCTAATTCCCAGCTGGAGATGACCTGTTGAGAAACGCCGAGATGGTAGGCTAGGGTAGCCTGCGACTGCATTGCGGCCCGCCTGATGGCAGCCAGGTACTGTTTTGAGGTCATTGGGAACCCTCCTCTACTTGCCTAAATACGATTTTTGCCTCTATCACGTTTCCTTCTTTGTCCTGCTTTATGAATACAGGGAAGGTTCCATCGCCGCCGAAGTCGGATATTAGAACGCCAACACCAGCATGACCGGCTTGGTAGTGCATTTGTTTTGCGCCTTTTCCGTAGTCTTTTGAATCCTGGTAATCGGCGCAGAATTGGTGCCAGTCAAGATAGGGATTTTCATCGCTCGATAGATAGCTTGGATCCCCAATGTGGATTAGACCGGCATCTACGCCGCATACTCCTGCGAATCGGTAGCCTTTTGGTGCTTTCATTTTTGTTCCTTCCTTTTTGCTTTATTAATTTGCTTTCTGAGTTCTTTTGCGGCTTCTTCCATGGATTTTACATTTTCCATGGTTGGCAATATTTCTGACATGATTTCAACTGCGCCAGTGGTTGTCATTCTCGTATCGTTGTTTCCAATAGCCAAAGAAACAGTGTAGAAAATTTTTGAGCGCTCACTTTTGAAGCGTAAATCAAAAAAGCGCATTTATTCCTCCCGCCATACCGAGTTTAATTGCGGTTTCATTTTTTTGAGTATCGTATAGTTGCCGTATAGTTGCCAGCTATCGTGTATTTTTCGATCTCCTTTTTCAAGCTTAGCTGTTGCTTTTTCCACCGCGTCTTGTGACTCAAGCGCGTTAACTGTAATGTCTATGAATTCTGTTGTCTCTCGCGTAAATCGTACCGTATACTTTCGTTTAAGCATTTCATTCCCTTTCCTGTTTTGCCGGAATCCAATAGCGCTCATTTCCGATTTGTCGCATTGATCCTGGATATTTTGTTTTTGAAAATAGTTTGTCCTTTGTTAATCCACCTTGTGCGAGTTTTTGTTTTTCTCCAGTGTGTTTTTTATGCTCACTTGTTGGCATGTCCACAATCGACTTCCACCCAGCGCACCATAAATTTTTAAGATGCCAGTCAATTTCATCGATTGTCATGAGCCCAATCGTGTGGTGCTTCTCTATTGCTCGTCCATTTTTTACTCGGTGCTTACTCATGGTGCTTTACCGTTGCTCAAATTCATGTTGATATTCACCGCTATTGTTGCGAACAATGCGGGCACGATTACAAAGTACAAAATAATTATCTGCATGTCTTACCCCAAAGGCCATCCTTGGCCGGGTTTTTCCTTTTAGGTTAAAAGATGGAAATTTTCTGTTTGCGTGGTTACCGTGCCCTTTTTCGAGTCAACAACATATAAAAACTCTATGTCGGCGTGAATACAAGTATCCACTCCCCAGCCAGTGAAGTACCCTTTTTTCGGGGTAAACTCTGGTGAGTTAATATAATCTTCTATTGCAAATGCGCGGATAATTTGTGCTAGACAGTAATCCGGATCCTCTCCGCTTTTTTTTTTTTTTTTTTTTTTTTTGCGAATTCTTTTGCGAATGGCTTTAAAACTGGTAGTACTCCCTCAGGATATCCATCGCAGTGTTTGTAAATAAGAATAGGCGAGCCCTTTACGTGTATCTGACAGCGTGTAGACATATTTTTTCCTTTTGTTTTTGGCCGTCCTTGGCCGGGTTTTTCCTTTGCTCAAAAAGCAATTTGCATTAATTTTCCTGCAGCACGGTCGACTTTGTTTCTTTTGTCTGCAAACGGTATCGCTTGACTTGATTCGGTGATTCCACCTACGGCGCCCCACAATGAGAGCGGATTTCCATAGCGTGCTTCCCGTTGTTCTGCTACTTTTAGGCCGGCGTCTACTTGAGTACGAGTTAAGTCAGGCACACGTAGCTTAGCAATGGCGCCCATTAGCGCGTCAAGCGCTTGATCTTTTGTTGCGCCTAACTGGTAGTTTTTTGCCAGCTTGATTTTTGCCTCAGTATCGCTAGCGCTTTCATCGGCATACTTGCGAAGCTCGACTGACAATTCGCGAAAGGCTTTTTCATTTGCCGTGCCGACATGTCGTATACGTATCTCTGACACGTTTTGAGCACCCCAGACAATGTTGTTGCCGCAAACACGGTCATAGAGGAAAGTCATCACACCAAAGCTAGATGCGCCTACTTCGCTATTCCAGACAAAGAATCCGCGATTAAGCCCTTTTGGGGATCCCTCCAGGGTTTTGCTTTCATCAACCAGAAACGCAAACATGTCATGGTCAGAAGCGTACAATCCGGCCGGTTCCATGACATCGCCCATTTTTCCATTTGCGTAAGCCATTGGATTTTTCCAGTTTGGGTTATCGGCCTGCAGCTGCAGCAATCTGCCTGTAATGTCGCTATTCCATATTCTGGAATACATGTCACTGGTAGCGCTGCGCACGAGTAGACTGCCGTTTTGATGAAAGAGAATATTTGTGGTATCCTCTGGGTTTTCATCCGCCAATGATTTAAATCCGTGGTTGAGATTTTGCACGGCAAGCGTAGCGGGCAGTTCTCGCAAATAGCTTGCTGGTGCGCCTACTTTTGCCGATAGTTGCCCCATTGCCCAATTAGTAAGCTTTGCCGGTACTCCTGTTTTTCCTACTAGGGCAATGTCGTTATCGTTTGCCTCAACGCGTAGGTTTTTCAGAGAGACAATAGCTTCGCGTGCGTCTCCCTTGTAGATTAGGCAAGCCGTGTGCATTTCCTGCATTGACTTGAATCGCTCGTCTTGTGGACGTGTTGCCCATTGGTGATTTGCTTTGAATAGTTCCATTTTGAATTCCTTTCGAGCTACTGTGAAATTAATCAACCGTGCTCTGTTAGGTGTGAAATGATTTTCACGTTTTTCTACAATGCTAATCGCGTGCCAGTTTCTTCAAAGCAGTTTTTCTAACCCGGTTGACTTCGAACGTGTAAATATTATACGTTTGATTGTCACAACATGTAAATTGTACAAGCAATTACTTGTTGACCTTTACTATTTTCTTTTTCGCCCTCCCGCGCCGCGGTCCAAAATTCGAGTACGCACGAGCCACGAATGAAGAAAAGACGGTCGAGAGCTAAATTGTACAAGATTTAATGCGTAAGAAAATCGGGTTTCTTTGGCTCACGGGCCACGGTTTACGGGTTATTGGTTGTTTGGCGTGGTATAAATAGTATTTGTTTAGCACTTGGCCGATGGACCGTGTTCGAAGCTGTTGATTGTTGCGTTGATTGCGGTTCGCGGGCATTTAAATAATAGTTCTTGCGTGCTGTATTGTTTTGATGTAGTCTTTCGTGTATTCGCTGCTAGAGCGGCTCTTGGGCTTTTGCGGATTGCTTGAGCTTCTTGCCCCGGGGGAGTGGGGTCTCGCTGGCCGGTGGCGACGGGCGTCATCCCCGACCTCACCAAAAAAGAAAAAATAAAAAATTTAGTAAGTTGTACAACTTTTAAACTGTACCCCGGGCCGCGGCGCAGTGAACTATTTGACCCCGGTCTCCGGTGCCTGTACTATAAATTTGTGAGCAGGACAATCGTAAAGAATCCAGACAGAGAGAGCAAAAGGGAAGATGTGGCCGGCCTGTGGGACGTTGGCAATCCCGAGTCAATCTACCGGTTGCTCGACGACAAGGTGGCGGAGATTTTCCTTAACGCAAAAATGCAATCGCCACATTTGTTTGAGAAGGACGAGGACGATCTTAGGCGCACGTTAAAGGACATCACTGGCAGATTTCCGACGACGATAGAAAATCAGGTCAGGCTAAAATTCTGGTTAGAGTACGACAACGCGACGTTTGATGGTGGTGCTAGGAAGCTTGACATCACCTGCATTTGCAGAGGGGTTTGCACGACGGACACGTTTTTCGCGTATTTGCATCACGTGACTACGGTTGCATGGATTGCGTGTATGCCGATGGGATACGAGTCGCATCTGATGGAGATTTTGAATTACGGGGCGTACCGTACGAGAGAGATCATGGGAGTGAGTGCGTACAACAAGGAGACGGGGAAGATTGACACGAAGCTTGCCGAGCTTCAGTGGAAAATGTACATGGCTTCTGAGATGCGCATCTATGGTTCAATTCCGCAGATTACAAAAAATGTAAATTTAAATTTTGACCACAATAAGGATGCTCGAAAGGGTATTGAGGCAGAGGGCACGCGTCTACTTGAGGAGAAGATTGTCGAACTTGAGAAACTTGAGTTGAAGAAGGTAAAGCAAATTGCGCGCGATCCCATCAAAGTCTAATCCCACTATGGTTGCCAAGGAGACGGAGGCTGACATACGTGTTGGTCTTCCGCATCTTTTTGCGTTTGGGTGGTATTCTTGGGCGCGGGAGTTTAGGGAGTGTCGGGAGAAGATTGCGCTACTGTGCGCGGGCAACCAGATAAGTAAATCATCAACGCAGATTCGGACGTGTATTGATTGGGCCACGAACAAGCGGTTGTGGCCAGAGCTGTGGCCGCAGCATTGGGAGAACGTGAATTTATTCTGGTATCTTTATCCATCACAGAAGGTGGTGGACGCGGAGTTTAGGACGAAGTGGAAGCAGTTTTTACCGCGGGGTAAGTTTAAGGATCATCCTACGTACGGCTGGCGGGAGCTGAAAGATGGGACGCACACCATAGGCATTGAGTTCAATTCTGGTGTGCTCATGCTTTTTAAGACGTACTCGCAAAAAGAGGTCGACCTTCAGACGGCGACGGTTTACGCGCTATTTTGCGACGAAGAGTTGCCGATGCGGCATTATTACGAGTTCATGCTGCGTATATCGGCGGTCGACGGGTACTTTCGGATGGTGTTTACGGCGACACTTGGGCAGGAGTTTTGGCGGAAGGTGATGGAGCCTGACATTGAGCAAGGGGAGCACGAGCTATTGCCGCAGGCGTGGAAGAAGCAGGTATCCCTTTATGACGCGCTTGAGTATGAGGACGGCGCGCCGGGCGGTTGGACGCTCGACAGAATAAATGGGGTCATTCACAACTGCGTGTCGCACGATGAGGTGCAACGCCGCGTGTGGGGTCGGTTTGTCATCTCTCTGGTGGATCGGAAGTATCCGACGTTTGACGCTAAGCGACACTTTATAAAGCCGTTTCGCATACCCTCGGACTGGGAGGTTTACGCTGGGGTTGATGTTGGCAGTGGCAACGTCGTCGGGAGTGGCAGTGCCGCACATCCGGCCGCCATTATGTTCGTGGCGGTGGATCCGAAATACACGCAAGGGGTGTTCTTTCGCGGCTGGCGCGGGGAGGACATCGGGAAAACGACGGCGGGCGACGTGCTGGAGAGGTATCTATCAATAAAAAATGAGACAATTTCAGAGGGCATTCCTGGGCCAACCAGAAAATTTTATGACCAGGCGTGCCCCGACTTCAAGACGATATCGGACCGAATTGGAGAGGGCTTCGAGCCGGCCGAGAAGAGCCATGAAATTGGGGATGAGATTTTAAACTTGCTTTTTAAGCACGACATGCTCAAAGTTTTTAGTGACGATCCTGAGTTGCAAAAATTTGGCTGGGAAATTTCTTCCGTAAGGAAGAGCACGCCAAAGAATAAGCGCAAGGACGACATTGTAGACGCGGGTCGGTATAGCGTAACGAAGATTTGTTGGGACTTTAGTAAGGTCAGAGATGGCTTTAAAGCCCCAGAAAAACCAGTACATGAGGAAACTTATGAGGAAGAATGTCTCAGAAAGAGGCGAGAGCGCGCAGCCGGTATTGAGGAAGCCCCGGAGGAAATGGAAGCGAAGAACGCGGCAGAGAGTGTCGACGCCGAATTCGACGAGCTTAACGCGATGTACGGTAGCTGAAGAAAAAGGTCCTTCCTATTTTGCTGGGATATGCTGTATTATTAAAGCCTGTAAGGAAGCGGACGTACTGGAACTTCATTTTGAGGGGTTAAGCCTATTCAGAACGCAGGATGCGAACTATTTTGCTTTCGCCAATCGGAACCCAAAGAAAATACCCCCATCGTGGGAGGCACCAGCCAAACGAGGAGAATCCCCGCGGACAGAAATACTTTCTACCGAAGAAAAAGATTTTTTGCGCGCGCAGGAGGAAGTTATGCACGCTGAAGTGCAGGCAAATCTTCCTTTGGAGGATCCAGTTGCGTGGGAAAAGCTGCAACTGGAGGAGCTTGAGGGGAAAGTGCGCGGCGTTACGGCCGAGCAGGTTGCGGAGTTGGATGAAGAGGAGCAAGTTTGAGGGGAGAGATTAAGCCGTACAAACATTCCGACTTTATCAAATTCTTTCTCGAAGGAGAGACGGCCGACTTCGAGGTATTTTCAGAGATGCGCGGCAACGTCCAACTGGTTGCCGGCGATCATTACAACCGAAAGCGGTATAATCTAACGCGGAGAATTCAGGATTTCCGGGATCTTTCCGATGTACAGAAGATCCGTATCACGAAAAACCATATCCAAAAGATTTGCCAAGCGTACGAAGACGCAATCCTAGCGGTTGCACCTGGTGTCGGGTTTGAGCCGAAGAAAAAAGACGAGCTGCAGGACCAGAAGGCCGCAGAACTGCACCATGCCGTATGGCTCGACGGAGAGCAACGCTACAGCTTCGAGGAAGAAGAGCAGAATTACATCGAGGACTTCATTGAGGTTGGTGAAGAGTGCTGTAAGATTTTTTATGACCCGATGGATGGGGAAATTCTAGGACACTACTCATTGGTTGATCCGGCCACGGGCCAAGATACTGGAGAGCCAGACTTAGCGCGCCCAGTGTACAAAGGCGCCATTTTGATTGAAGCAATCGAGGGCTACAACGTCGTTCGTCCGGTTGAATGTCGACGCATCGAGCGCGCGGAGTGGCTTGCACTTAAAAAGATGGTGAACAAAGACACCATGTTTGCAAAATTTCAGAGTGACGACCAACGAAAGTACATCACAACGTCAACAGATCAAACGTATAATGTGTTCGACGCCGCCTATGGTGGGTACCGAAAAACTGAGAAAGAATGCTTTCTGATCGAAATGTATTTTAGGCCATCTCCGCGGTACCCGCAGGGATGGTACGTTTACATGACCAAGGAGGGAATTCTTGAAGAAGGTGAACTTCCTGGTGGAATTTTTCCGATCATTATTCAGCCCTGCAACCGAATTCACGGGAGCCCGCGAGGGCGGTCGCCGATCAAAACGATGCGGCCGTTTCAAATCGAAATCAACCGGTGCGCGTCGAAGATGGCAGAGCACCACGTTACGGTTGGGGACGACAAGATTATTCTTGCTAACGGCTCCAAAGCCAGCCCAGGTATTTCAATGCCCGGTGTACGGACTGTTAACGTTACTGGAGCGCCGCCGCAAATAATGGCCGGCCGGGATGGCTCGCAGTTCTTGGCTGTAGCAAATAGCACGGTTGCCGAATTGTACGGTATTATGGGTGTACCTGAAAATTGGGAGAAGTCTTCTGAGGGTGCGACGGATCCGTACATGATGCTTTTCCGCTCTGCAAAGCAGAAAGAGCCTCACAACCGTCGCGTGAGAAAGCACGCCATATTCAAAAAGAAGGTTGTGTCTACTTATTTGAAACTGGCAAAGATTCATTTACCGGACGAGGCTGTAATTGCTGCTGTTGGTAAGAATGAGGCAATAAATATTTCTGAGTTCAAAAACGCAAACGATTTGAACTATGAAATAAAGGTTTCTGACCAAATTAACGACGTTGAGACCAAACTTGGGCAGCAAATCATGTTTAGCCACGTGCTACAGTACGCCGGTGCGCGCTTCACTCCTGATCAGCTTGGTATGCTCATCCGGCAGATGCCATACTCCAATGGTGTGGCAGCGCTTTCCGATTTGACGATGGACTACGACTCGGCGACAAACGCGATTTTGGCGCTCGACCGCGGGCAACAACCGCCTGTGCATCCGTACGACAACCACCCATACCACATAAAGCGGTTAGCAAAGCGCATGAGTGAGCCAAGCTTTATGCTGCTTCGGCAAGAGGTCCAGCGCGCATACCAGGAAAAAATAAATGTGCACCAGCAGTTTGTCGCGTACGATGCGCAAATGAAGATGCGTATGGAGCAGGGTCTTATTCCGACAACAGGTCCTATGGTTGTCATGGATTACTACGTGTCCGATCCGGAAAATCCAGAAAAAACGGTACGCCTGAAATTGCCGTCCGATACTATACGCTGGGTGCTAAAGCAAGTTGAGACGCAGGGCACCATGACGAATTCGCTTGCAATGCTTCCGGAAGGTGCTCAGACTCAGGTGGAAGAGAAAATTTTACAAGGCGGGATGCAACCTATGCAGGGGCCGCAAACCCCGGGTATGCAGCCGCCTAACGAGGGCAATGTGCGTCCGAATGTGCAGCGCCCCCACTTAGCCTAGGAGGGCCGACATGCCGAACGATTCTACCACCACAACCACAGGGAATGTGTCTCAAAACGCGAATACGGGGGCAGGAAGCCAGCCGCCCGCGGGGAAAGGCACTGCCGGTAAGGGCGGTGGATCGGACGCCGCCGCCCCTATTGGTGGCCCGAAACAGGCAGATGGTGCTCCGGAACAGCATATGAGTGCATTTGAGCGCGCCAAGGCGCGCCGTGCCTCTGGCGCTGCGAATCCTGCCAGCGACAGCCCTGCGGCAGGCTTATCGAGCGGAAAAACGTCAATTCAGAAAGAAAGGGGCCTCGATCCGTCAAAAAGTGTCATGGAGCAACTGCGAGAGAAGTCCAGGAAGCACAATCCGGCCGCAAAGCCGGTTGAGGCTGAAATTGTGGCCGATGAGTCGGCAATGCCCGGTCACGGCCCTTCCGAAGTTGGGGAGCCGGGGGAACCTGAAATTGCGCCTCTGGCACCAGCTCCGGGGGAAACCGAGATACCGAAAGAAGAGGGCTCATTGGTATCCACACCGGTTGGCGATCATACGCCTGGTGAAGAAGAGGCGCCGGCAGAACCTGCTTTTACTCCGAATTTAAAGTACAAGGCTTTTGGTCAGGAGCACGATATTCCCGAGAAGTTTAGGGGATTGATTACGGATCCCGAGAGCGAGCGGGAAGTGCATCAAGTGTTCGAGCGCGCGCATGCGTTCGATCGATACAAGGCGACGCTTACGCAACTCGACGCTGATATTAAGCAAAAGATTGTGCCGGAACTTCAATTTTATAGGCAGACGAAGGACAATTTCAACGCCCTTCTCCAAAAAGGGGATATTTTCGGCGTACTGGGCAAAATGGGCATGCCCAGAGAAAAAGTGTTGCAAGCGGTTGCTGACCGTATTAGGATAGAGCAGTTACCACCCGAACAACGTGAGGCATACGATGCTCGGGAACATGCGCAGGCAATTAGCGAACAGGCCGCAAGCCAGATTCAGCAAATGCAACTGCGGATGCAGAATTTAGAGTCGCTCGCAAAGCACTCTGCAATTCAGTCGACCTTCGCAAGAGGCGATGTTCGTTCCGTAGCCGATGATTTTGATAAAAGGGTAGGTCAAACTGGATCGTTTGAGGCCCTAGTTAGAGATCACGGCGCTTTATTGTACAGCCAAGGGAAAGACATTACGCCCGAAGAGGCAGTACAAGCGGTAATGCAGAGATTTGGACTTAGCGTGCCGGCTCAACCCGCCGCGGCTCCCGCAAAGACGCCGCAACAAGTTCGACCGGTAACAACAACTCCGATGAAAGTATTACCCAACGTACCCTCAAGGGCAGCCGCGACCAGAAGCAGGCCACAAATCAATGGTGTGGCCGACATTAGAAAAGCTGCGTCGCAAATGCGAGGGCGAATCCAATAACGGAATCGCCTAACCCCAAAGGAGGGGGTTGACGATGAGTACAACGAGAACATTCCAAGACATGCTTGATGACTACATCCCGGATAGGGTATTCATCGAGGAAATCGTACGCAGGGACTTCCTGCTCAGCAATATCGAACGCGACGACGACTGGACGGGCGCGGGCGGAACCGGCGGACAGAATGGAGCCACAAACTCCAACTACGTCGTGAAATTTAAGGGCGCCGGCGCAAGCTCGGTGTCCTACGGACAGCTTTCGGCCGCTGCCGATATCGCGCAGGACAAATACGTCCGCGGTATCATCACGGCGCAGAAAGAAGTCTGGGGCTCGATGATTTTCAATCATCGCGACTTGATGGAAAACAAGAAAATCAGCGAACAAAAGTTCCTGGATATCTTGCCGAACTCCATTGAGGATTTCGCGGATTACTTCAAGGGCGTCATCTCGGTCAACTTGTTGAACGGATCTCAGTTCGCCAAATTGACGGCTGACGGGACTGCCGGCGGAAACATTATAGTGGACCGCCCTGATCGTTTCGTCATCAACCAAAAAGTGATCGTGCAGAACAACGTCGGAGTGAACGTGACGGGCTATGTCAATACCATTGACATGGATACCTTCACGATTAATTTGACGGTTGCTCGGTATGGCGCCGGCGGTGTGGTGAACTGCGCGGGAATGCTGCTTGTTGACGTGGCTCAGTGCTACAACGACGGCGCGCAGACCGCGGGCCAGCCGTTCCTCTCCTTGCGCGAGGCCTTACTGGCCGCGACGCACGGTGGTGGGGCGACGTTGCATGGTCAGACCAAGACGGCGTACCCGTACTTGCAGGCCATCAACATCCCCGGGGATAAGATCACCGCGACCAACATCATGACGCAAATTTTCGACGCTTTGACGAAAGTCAGGACGTTCGGTAAAGGCGCGCCGAAGGCCGTGATCATGAGCTACAAGAATTATGGCTCAGCGATCAAGAGCGTGGAAGACAAGAAGGGTAACTTCAACGTCATTCCGGGCTCGCAGGCTACCAGCGAATTCGGCTGGGACGAAATCACAATCGGTTCGGTTGCCAAGGGCAATCTCAAACTGGTTGGCGTTCAGGAAATGGACGATGACATTATCATCTTCCTCGACTGGCGCGCTCTGAAATTCGCCAGCAACGGTTTCATCCAGAAGGTGAAGTCGCCTGACGGTCTTGAGTATTTCGTCCAGCGTGCGCAGACTGGATACCAGTACATCATCGACATGTGCGTGTTCGGTGAGCTGGTCGTGGATAGGCCGAGTTACTGCGGCATCATCTACGGGATCTCTTACTAACTTCTTTCAGGCCGGGAGCCCGCTTTTACGGGGGCTCCCGCGCCCACAAAGAGAGGATCTCTGTCTATGAAACTTCTTTTTATTTTGTGCGCTTTCTTCATGGCTTTATTGCCGGCTTTCGCCGTAGTAAATCCGGATCCGGGAAAACCGGGCCTTCCGAACAAAGCGGCAATCAAGTACTACCTAAACCGCGGTTATGGATTTAGCCCGCAGTTGGGTACCGAAATTACGGACCACAAAATTCAGCTTGCAAAAGGTCAATGGAACATGTCCACGCAGGGCGGCGCGAGCGTTGTTCTGCCGACGACTGTTTTGGCCAACCTGGTAGACGTTGACGGTAAGGATCTTCAGATCCCCTACCACGCGATCATCAAAAAGGTTATGGTGGATGTGCTGACGGCTCCGGTCGCCTCTGGCGCAACCGGATACGACGCGCCGTACATGGGTCTTGGGATAAATACGGCGGGGGATCTTTTGGGGTATAGACTGGCTACCGGTTGGACGGCCGGAATTCACGACGGTATCCCTCAGGGTATGGCTGGCTCTGCCATAAAAGTTACTGGCGGAACCACGGCTCTTACTCAACAGGGCAGCACCATTAAAGTGAACATGTACGGCGGATCCGTCGTTGGTGGCAAAATCAACGTATTCATCGAGTATTACCTGTCCGACTAAAGGAGGTTCTCCTTGGGACGTTATTTTGAAGGGTATACCAATACCACCATATTTGGGGTAACAGCGTCTACTTACGCTCTCGGGCGACAAATAGGCGTCCCGATGAAACTCACTGACATGGTTGAGGATAACGGCGGCTGCGCAATGCTTGAATCGGTCACTCTGATCGATTCAGCATTGCAAAGCGGAAAAGTAATCCTCATGTTTTTCAAGACGGAGCCTACCGTAACTAGCGCGGACAACGGGGCGCTCACCATGACAGCAGCTGAGGCTCAAAAGTGCATTGGCGTCATTGATATGGGTAGTTCGGCCGATGTGGAGAAGGTAAGTTCTGCTGGGCAACTATTTGTCACTCGACGGCATTTGAACATGCTTTTGCGCGCGGGAAAAGGCCTTCGAGATTTATGGTGCATTTTGGTGGCGGGTGACGGCTCTACGTACACCGCAAATTGCCTACAATTGGTGATCGGAGTTACCAAGCAATGAGTTGGAAGACAACTTTTGACGGTCAATTCGGGCTGTACGATGCGAAACAGGTCGACGATATTGACCCGAACACGCCGTTTACTGCATTGCCGGCGCCGTCAGCAAGGCTTAAGGGAAACGCCGAGCAAATCATGGTGCAGGCGCTGGAGACAAATCTTGGTACCGTCGTTGTTAGCCAAACAGGGCTTTTTCCGGCCGGATTTAGAATTGCTCCTGGTGCGGCGCAGATACTGCCAGACAATTCATATGGTTCGTGGAGGCTTTCCGCTACCGTTGCCGGCTGCTCAGTCATCGTCAACTACGTAGCGGGGCCTAAATGAAAAAAAGTCTAGTAGCACTTCTATCCTTACTTCTGGTAGCCAGAACAATTTTTGCAATCACACCGCCGTCGCAGGGTTTTGTCGGGGACTGGCACTGGAAATTCCCTGTTTCTACCGTTGCGCTTCTTCCATCGGTTGGAAATTCCCTTGGAGATGCTCGCGTAGTAAAAGCAGGTCCGAGTATATACCAATGGGATGGTTCTACTTGGAAAGAGACAGGGCAAGCCACGTGGGGTTCCATAGCCGGTAGTATAGTAGACCAGGCTGACTTAATGCTGACTCTAGCTGGGTATGTGCCGTCTACTAGAAAAGTAAATGGATACGCCTTAACAAACGACATTTCGCTAGGAAAATCTGACGTTGGTCTAAGCTTAGTCCCAAATGTAGACGCAACAGATCCGGCAAATTTAGTTCAAACTCCCGCATACCGGCTTGTCACAGATGTTGAAATTTTGTCCTGGAACAACAAGCAGGATGCGGGAGCCTTTATAGCCGGTCTAACGGGAGACGTTTCCGCGTCCGGGCCTAGTATTGCGACGGCAACAGTAAATTCTGTTGGTGGCGCGAGTTCTGTTGCCATAGCCGCTGCCGTGGCATCGATAAATTCAGGGACTTCGTTAAATGTACCAAATACTTTGGTAAAACGAGGCGCATCCGGCGAGTTTGCCGCAGGTCCGGCCACATTCAACAACTCCACAGCTCAGGGAACTACTGGAACACCGACACAGGTAAATGCTGTAAATCCGAACACCGTTGGTCTTGTGGTCAAAGGTGGAACGAACTCCTACGTCAGCACAGCGACCTTTTACGCGACCTACGCGTCGAGCATAAACGCGGACTACGCCGCCGGATCTCCGACGGGCACGGCGAACGGCGGTGCGGCCATCGTCGGAGGAAAGCTTGATCTGACCGGCGAGGCCGTCAAGTACGTTGACTACTCTGCTACGGCCAATGCAAGTAGCGCACAAACTGGAACGATCCACTTTATTTTGACCCCAAACTACTCTGGAAATCCAGCCACAATAAAAACCTTCGTGTCGATCTCAAAAGCGGCCAGTGACAACATCAACCGAATCATAATTTATCAGGCAACCGACGGACATCTTCATGTTTACATGGCTGATCAAGCTGGTGCGGCCATCATAAACAGCGACCTCGGTTTGTGGGTTCCAGTCTCTGGGACTAGCTACGACTTTGAGCTTGACCGCGATCTTACAACCGGATCAACACAACTGTTTATCGACGCGATTCAATTCGGCTCGACAATCACAGCGACAGGAACACGATCTACGGACATAGGACTTATTCGCATTGGATCGAGCTACGATGCCAGTCACAAGGCGGACTTTAAGATCAGCAATCTGGCCTTTTTCTCCGCGAAGCAACACACTTCGAATTTTGCCGGCGAACTCCCGTTGTTATTCTCACCGGGACAAGTAGTCGATCTCACGCAGTTCAAAAACTATTTAGACGTTGTCATCGCCTACATTGATGCTGTTGGTTACGTCCACGCTCCTGAGCTTTACGCGACAGCACAGACGGCTAGTCGCGCGTGTTACTTCGACGCAAACAAAAAGATCACGTCGAGCGCAACCACGGCTACCGAACTTGGTTACCTCTCCGGTGTCACGTCGGGCGTGCAAGGCCAGATCAACGGCAAAGAGCCAGCGATCACCGCAACCACATCCGCCGACTACTACCGCGGCGATAAGTCGATGCAGAACTTCAATGCTGCGGCCATCGCCTCGACGCTCACTGGCTTCACGTCTGGTGCGGGCGCGGTGACGAGCGCCGACTCCATCCTCAGTGCGTTCCAAAAGATCGATGGGAACGTTGCGGGTAAGGAACCGACGCTAACCAAGGGCAACCTCACTGGCACGGCAAACCGCACGTCGATCGGTGGAACTGGAACCGGAGCGGTGATCGGAACCGGCGCGTCCGTTGACATTGACACCACACTTCTCCCCTCGCCGGGAGCAGGCGATACGAACAAAGTTCTCACGAGCACAGGTGCAAACGCTGCGACATGGCAAGTTCCCGCTGTGTCTGGCATCAATCAACTTACGAGTGACGTGACGGCTGGGCCTGGCACCGGATCTCAGGCCGCAACAATCGCGGCAAGTGCTGTCACAAACGCCAAAATGGCCAACATGAACGCGCACACGTTCAAAGGGAACAACACCGCAGGCGCGGCAGCCCCGGTCGATATGACCGCCACACAAGCCACGGCCGAACTTGATGTGATGGTCGGTGACTCTGGTGCGGGCGGAACAAAGGGACTTGCACCGGCTCCGGCAGCGGGCGACACGGCAGCGGGTAAGTTCCTCAAGGCCAACGGAACGTGGGCCGTTCCAACGTCTACGCCAACGGTAACGCCTCTCCTACCGACTGTGGAAATGATTACCGAGGGCGCGAAGATAAACAGCAC